CCTATTCTGATTGGAATGATGATTATGAAGCACACGATTATCTAAATGTAGATAGGACACCTGGCACATATCAAGCTAGGAACTATGATAATACCACTAGAACTCCAGCGGCGTATCAACGCCATGATGTAGACAACGATCCAATAGAAATCTGATGGCACAGTGGAATAAGGATGCTCAATCTTATAGAGCACAGGACACAACAAATTTTGAAGTAGGGATGCTTGCCAATAAAGATGGCAAAGTTTGTGATGAAAACAATCCCCTTCCTGTTAAAGGAAATACTGATGCTTTTGGAAGAAACCGAGTATCATTGCCATTAACTTTATTTGATTCTTCACACAGATTTACCGACAATAATCTTTGGAGCACGGCAACTGTAACTGGAGGATCTACCAGTTTTAATGCTAGTCAAGGATTAGTTGATTTAACAGTAACTACTGTAGCAAACGCAGAAGTAGTTAGAGAAACAACAAAGGTATTTTCTTATCAGCCAGGAAAATCTCTTCTTGTAATGAGCACCTTTGTTCCAGCAACACCACAAACAAATCTTCGCCAGAGGATTGGATATTATGGTGATAGTAATGGAATGTATTATCAACTAGATGGATTAACTCCAGCATTCGTAGAAAGAACTTTAGTTACTGGATCAGTAACAGAAACTCTCATTAGTCAAACTGGTGGTGTTTATGGTGCTGGCGATACTGGATGGAATGGAGATAAACTAGATGGAACTGGTCCATCTGGTCTTACACTATCAAAAGATAAAGCACAAATTCTTTGGATGGATATTGAGTGGTTAGGTCTTGGATCTGTAAGAATGGGATTTGTTATTGATGGTCAATTTATTATTTGTCACACATTCCACCACGCAAATAGAATGTCATCTACTTATATCACAACTGCTTCATTACCTTTACGATACGAGATTAAAAATACTGGTGTTACTGCTGGCGGCACTTTAAAGCAGGTTTGTTCCACAGTCATTTCTGAAGGTGGTTATGAGCTTCGTGGATTACAACAAGCAGTTGGAACACCAATTCTATCTCCAAGTAATTTAGCTGACAAAGGAATATACTATCCACTAATTTCATTAAAGTTAAAAACAACTCGTTTAGATGCTGTAGTAATTTTAACAGCATTATCAATATTGGGATTGGGAGATAGCACATATAATTGGCAAGTAATAGCAAGCGGATCTACTACTGGTGGAACATGGGTAAGTGCTGGCACAGATAGTTCAGTAGAATATAATATAACTCCAGCAAGTATCACGGGCGGAAGAATTTTAGCAAGTGGTTATATAGATAGTAGTAAAAATAATATTGGATCAATAGATATTCTTAAAGAAGCATTATTCAAATTTCAATTAGAAAGAAATGGATTAACTGGAACTCCATTAGAATTATCTATTGTTGCTACTTGTGATAAAGATGATAAAGATGTTCACGCTTCTATGGACTGGGAGGAAATCAGTAGATAACTAAATAATCTCGTACACCCTCGTCGGTTGTTATGAGAGATTTAGAGAATTAAAAGAACTCTGCGAAGCTAAGCGTGGTTTGTATGCAAACATTCACGCAAAGCGAAAACGAGGAGAAGCACCAGCGAAGTCAGGTAGTAAGGACTACCCCGCTAAGGATGCTTTTCAAAAGGCGGCGAGGACTGCCAAAGAAAGTTTTGAACTCACCACAGAAGCAGCCTGGACAAAAAAGTCAGGCAAAAACAAAGAAGGAGGTCTCAATGAAAAGGGACGAAGATCTTATGAGAAGGAAAATCCAGGATCTGACCTTAAGGCACCAAGCAAAAAGGTTGGAAACCCCCGTCGCGCATCGTTTTGCGCTCGAATGAAGGGCATGAAAAAGAAATTAACCAGTAAAAAAACTGCTGGCGACAAGGATAGTAGAATCAACAAATCACTACGTGCGTGGAATTGCTGACATACTTGTGAAAAGAATGTTAAAATAGAGCAATTTTACTCACACGATCTATAATTATATTATGAGTTCTGATATGACAATGCGTTTAAACGAAAGCGATATCACACGCCTAATCACAGCTTGCCGTCTCTATCAAGAGAAGACAGGTTCTGAGTGGATGTGGGATGAATACAATGATTTAATTCACAAACTCAATACTTACAAAGAACAACATTCTGTAGCGAAATGAAATCTTTAATCACGATTCTGGTTGTGTTATTTTTTGCTGCCCCAGTATGGGCAGTAGATGTAGTAATGGGTTCTGGTGGGAACCTAGTATTTGAACCTAATGAGATCACAATCTCGGCAGGTGACACAGTTCACTTTATCAACGAAGCACTACCACCACACAATATTATTGTAGAAGCACGTCCTGATCTCTCTAGAGAATCATTACTGTTTGCTCCAGGAGAAACACAAGACGTTGTATTTGCTGACGCAGGAGACTATAACTTCTTCTGTGGTCCCCATCAGGGCGCAGGTATGACTGGTGTTGTTCACGTAAATTGAGAGACTATAATGAATTGGTCTCCCGAATTAAAAAAACGATATAACTTTGCTTTATCAGCATTTTCAAGAATGTATGGTACAAGTCATATCACAATGGAGATGATGCACTTCAGTTATCAATGGGCAGATTCTGATAACAATCATCCAGAAGGAACATTAACTAGTATCGATTTTTATTTCCGAGACTTATGGACAAACGCAAAAACGATATAAAAGTAATACCATCAATGATAATTTTAGGTGGTATTGTCTTTTATGTTATCTGGGGATTTAACAACGCTTACACACTATGATGTTACAATTTGCTAGATTCTGTGGTGTTGTATTAAACAACCCATATGGATTAGGATTCCTCTCAACCATTTTAGTCTTTGTCCCCATCATAGGAATGTGGGCAGTTCATAAATACGACTGGCAGCATTGGGAACCTTTCCATAAACATGAATAAGGAACCCGATTACAACGTAGATTTAACTATAGAAGATATACGTTTATTACATCATTGTGTAATAAAGAGATTGGAAATGTGGGAAGGATCTCCAGCACGCCCACCTGAAGAACAAGAGCACCTATGGATAATGAGAGATTCTCTTTTCCGAATGATGTTAGATTATAAATTTAATGAACTTTGAATTAACCATGGAAGATTTTACAATCATCCAAAACGCTTTACACTATTATAAAAAAGTAGAGAAGTATCCCAACTTCGCTCATTTTGACGAAGAAAGAATTAATCTCTTGAGGGATAAACTTTCATATCAGATGATACCATCTCGCAAAAGCAAGAGAGATGAGTAGTTCTATACCATTTATTTTAACTGGTCTGTTTTGTTCCTTTGGATTGATTCTTTTTTTCTTATCTATTATTGAATTATGAGTGCTGTATTTGTATTTGGATTTATTCTACTACTTACAATAGGAATGGAACTTACTTGGCCAGTTAAAAAATGAATTTATTATTACACCCACATACTAATGTAAACGATCCTGTGTGGTCGGTTATTTTTATGGTTTTTCTTTCTCTTTGTATGGCTGGTTATAGTATCTACTATATACTAGGAGTTGATAAAAGAGAATCTCATGGGAGCATTGACACCACCGAGCAGGAAGAGCTGCTACAACTTCCGGGTGACGGAGATCAATCGTGTACTTGATGGTGACACTATTGATGTTACAATTGATCTTGGTTTTGATCTCTATAAAAAAGAAAGAGTAAGAGTTGCTGGTGTCGATACGCCAGAGAAGAGGACAAAAAACTTAGAGGAGAAAGCACTTGGAATCGACGCAACCAACTGGCTCAAAGAAAAACTCGAAGGCACTTTGGCTGGTGATGATGAGTTGTCTGTTAGGACTGAACTTGTTGGTGGCACTGGCAAATACGGGCGTCTTCTGGGTTGGCTTTACATTGGGGACGACAGTGTGTCCCTTAACGAGCAAATGATTATTGAAGGTTATGCTCACGCCTATGATGGAGGCACTAAGGATATGAATCTCGAAGCACTGAAAGAGATTCGCCGTGAGCATGGAACATTAGTAGAATGAGTGCAAACCAACACTTATAAAAATGTAGCCTAACGATACAATATTTTTCACTACATACACTATAATGTTTGTAGTGGAATATTATCATGCTTGGCATATATGTAATCATCACTCTCATTGTTCTCATGGTAGCGTATGCTGGCGTGGAAGAAACTATGCGCTTATTCGCTTATGCTGATCTTGTGATCAGGTATCAGTGGATTAAATTTAAAATGTTTTTGATGAAACGTAAATTAGAACAACAACTTATAAAGGATCTACCTGACTTCAATAAACTCGCAAAGGAATTAAAAAATGACCAACGATAAGGAACTGTCGGATCTCAAGATTGAGAGAAAAGAATGTCCTAAATGTGGTGCTACATGGATGAACGGTCAACACCGTTGGGCTACAGGTGCTGTAGGTAATGAAGCAGATTTAGCAGGTCTTGTTTGCAACAAATTAGGAGATGACACTTGTATCAATCCTGTAAAAGGAATGGAAGGCGGAGATACGTGGAAAAAACGACTAGAATTTTTAGAAAATTTAGAAGAAGAGAACAAAGATAAATACTAGTGGTGAACTAGGTTTTTGTTTTGGCAACTGGTACTGATGTATACTTGGGTAATCCCAACCTGAAAAAGGCTGGGACCCCAATACAATTTACAAAGAAGCAGATTGATGAGTGGATCAAGTGTAAGAATGATCCCATCTACTTTGCGATGAACTATATAAAAATCATCTCTCTTGATGAGGGTTTGATACCTTTTGAGATGTATGATTTTCAAAAAAAGATTTTGAGTGATTTTCATGAAACAAGATTCAACATCGCAAAGCTCCCAAGACAAACAGGAAAGTCTACTACGGTTGTCGCTTATCTTCTTTATTATGCAATTTTTTACGATAGTGTTAATATTGGTATTCTTGCAAACAAGGCATCTACCGCTAGGGAACTGCTAGGAAGATTACAACTTGCTTACGAGAATCTACCAAAGTGGATGCAGCATGGTGTATTGGTATGGAACAAAGGTAATGTGGAGTTAGAGAATGGCAGTAAGATATTGGCAGCTTCTACATCTGCGAGTGCTGTCCGAGGCATGTCGTTTAACATTCTCTTCCTCGATGAGTTCGCNTTCGTTCCAAACCATGTTGCGGAGCAATTCTTTGCCTCTGTTTATCCTACTATTACTTCTGGTAAATCAACGAAAGTAATTATTATCTCTACGCCTAATGGCATGAATCACTTCTACAAGATGTGGGAGGATGCTAGGAGAGGTAAGAATGATTATACTACTAACGAAGTTCACTGGTCTCAAGTACCTGGCAGAGATGCTAAGTGGAAAGAAGAGACTATTAAGAACACATCTCCAAGACAGTTCGCGCAGGAGTTTGAATGCGACTTCCTTGGATCTGCTGATACTTTAATCAGTCCATCAAAACTACAAACTATACCATTCGCTGATCCGATTAAATCTAATGCTGGACTTGATATCTATGAGAGAGTCGAAAAGGATCACGAATATATTATTACTGTCGATGTTGCCAGAGGAATTGGTGGCGACTATAGTGCTTTCCTCGTGTTTGATATCACCACGATGCCGTATAAGATCGTTGCAAAGTACAGAAATAATGAGATTAAACCTATACTGTTTCCCTCAGTAATCTTTCAAATTTGTAAAGAATATAATAACCCATACGTTCTGGTAGAAGTAAATGATATTGGTGATAGTATCGCTGCTACTCTTAATTACGATCTTGAATATCCTAATGTACTTATGTGTGCGATGCGTGGTAGAGCAGGTCAAGTCGTGGGGCAAGGATTCTCAGGATCAAAAACACAACTAGGTGTTAAGATGAGCGTAACGGTCAAGAAGATCGGTTGCTCTAATCTTAAAGCTATTATCGAAGAAGACAAATTAATATTCAACGACTTCCAGATCTTCCAAGAACTTACTACATTCGTACAGAAGAAGCAAGCATGGGAAGCAGATGAAGGATACCATGACGACCTTGTAATGTGTATGGTTCTCTTTGCGTGGTTAGTCATGCAAGAGTATTTTAAAGAGATGACAGATCAGGATATCCGAAGAAGAATCTATGACGAACAACGTAATCAAATAGAACAAGACATGGCTCCATTTGGTTTCCTTGATGACGGTATGGGTGATGATACTTTTGTTGATGGAGATGGAAACCTTTGGGAATATGGAGACAAGCAAGAAGAAGTCGGATACATGTGGAACTACTAATGAATATTGAAGACCAATTTTCATTAGAACATATTCTATTCAAAGAAAGAAAATGTAGATCATGTGGGATTAAAAAAGATCTTATAGAAGATTTTTATCTAACGAGAAAAACTAAGAAAGGACATCCATCAGCATACGCCTACGAATGTAAAGAGTGTAATGTCAAAAGGGTTATGGAATCTAGAAAAAAGAGGAAAGATAAACCAGACATACCATATGATCCTGTCCCTAGATTCGGACCAGAAATTTATCCTGACTGGTAGTTCATGCACAGTTCACCACCAGTGAAACATTCAAAAATCTAAATACCTTTAGATAAATTTGATATCTAAAGAGGTATAAAACATGGCAAGTCAAGTCTCGCCTGGTGTTGTTATTAGAGAACGTGATTTTTCCAATGCTGTTGTAGTAGGAGCCACCGCTATTCGTGGTGCTATTGCTTCTTCATTCCGCACTGGTCCAGTAGGCAAAATTGTAAACATTGGTTCCGAAAGAGAACTTATTGATGTGTTCGGCACACCATCCGAGGCTAACGCTGGAGATTGGTTGGTTGCTTCAGAATTCCTCCGCTACGGCGGACAACTCGCAGTTGTTAGAGCAACAACTAGTGTTTTAAATGCTACTGAAAGTGGTAGTGGTGTTCTTATCGGTGATAAGGATGCTTTCGATGCTGGCGTAACTTCCGAGAAGTTTGCTGCTCGCTATGCTGGTGCTGACGGCAACAACCTTAGCGTTGTAATCGTTGACCGTGGCGCTGATTATGTCATCGCAAAAACTGGTCATGGTTTAGCAGTTGGTGGCACGTATACAGACGATGCTGCTGTAGGACACGAAGTGTATGAAGTTATTAACGCTAATAGTTTCTCCATTGTAAAAGGTTCTGCTGTTCCAACTCCAGCAGCTGGTGATACAGCAACTGTTTGGGATTACAATTCACAAGCAATCGCTTCAACTGGTTTAACTTACAAAGCAATTGGTCCTCGTCCTGGTACTTCTGCGTATGCCGCAGAGCGTTTCCTTTCAAATGACGAAGTACACGTTGCTGTTGTTGATACAGCAACCAATACTATTGTTGAGAGACTAACGTATCTCACAAAATTAACTGACGGCAAAACTCCAGAAGGTGCTTCATCTTATTGGAAGGATTATGTAAATCAGTATTCTGGTTACATCTATGCTGGTGCTTCACTAGCAGCAGATGATACAACATCTGTTGGAGAAGATCCTGGTGCAACGGCAGCATCTTATGGTGCTACTAATGCTTCCCCACTAGCACTGTCAAGAATCTTACCTACGGCAGGTGGTGCTTTAACTGGTGGTGCTGATGACTACGCATATACTGCTGGTGAAATCCAAGCAGCATATGATGAGTTCCTAGATACAGAGCAAACAGTTGTTGACTTCGTTTTGATGGGTGGCAATGCTGCTAACGAAAACGATACTGTTGCTAAAGCACAAGCAGTTGCTGCTATTGCTAACAGCAGAAAAGATTGTGTNGCATTCCTTTCTCCTTGGACTGGTACTCAAGTAGCTACTTCTGGTGGCAGTGCTTTGACTCCAGCACTACAACTATCAAACACAATAGCATTCTTTGATAACATCAGTTCTTCTTCATATGTTGTTCTAGACAGTGGTGTTAAGTATACATACGATCGTTTCAATGACAAGTATCGTTACGTAGGTTGTAACGGTGATGTTGCTGGTGTATGTGTTTCAACTTCTTCTATCCTTGATGACTGGTTCTCTCCTGCTGGTCTAAATCGTGGTGGTATTCAGAATGTTGTAAAACTTGCTTTCAATCCAAACAAAGCACAACGTGATGATCTTTACACAAATAGAGTAAACCCAATCGTCTCAATGGTCGGTTCTGGTCCTGTTCTATTTGGAGATAAAACTGCTCTTGCTTCACCTTCCGCATTTGATAGAATCAACGTCCGTCGTTTATTCCTCAACGTTGAGAAGAGAGCAAAAGGACTCGCAGAAGGCGTACTCTTTGAGCAAAATGACAGCACAACTCGTGGAGCATTTGCTGCTTCAATGACTTCATATCTTGCTGAAGTTCAAGCACGTAGAGGTGTTACAGATTTCTTGGTTGTTTGTGACGACACAAACAATACTCCAGAAGTCATCGACAGAAATGAGTTTGTCGCTGAACTCTACCTCAAGCCTACACGCTCCATCAATTATGTAACAGTTACAGTAACTGCTACTAAGACGGGCGTTTCGTTTGCTGAAGTCATCGGTAGATGATAATTAATTATAGAGAAAAAATTACGAGATAAACAACAATGGCACTGTCAAACGTTTCTAGTTTCTTACAAACTATCGGTCAGGGCGTTAAGCCCAACATGTTCCTGGTGGACGTTCAGTTTCCTGACGCTCTTTCAAAGGGCGGTGAGGATCTGAACCTTACAAATATTCTTTGTAAGTCCGCTGCTCTACCAGGTTCAAATCTAGGTGTGATCGAAGTTCCTTTCAGAGGAAGAACAGTCAAAATCGCAGGTGATCGCACCTTCGATACATGGTCTGCTACTTTCTTCAATGATAAGGACTTCAAACTTCGCGCATTCTTTGAAGAGTGGGCAAACAACATCAACACCCACGAAGCAAATACTTCACCTCTCTTCACTCCATCNACCACTTCTGGTTACATGGCAGATCTTTCTGTCAAGCAACTTGAAAAAGATGCTAGCGAAGAAGGATCAATTCTCAGAGAATATACTCTGAAGTACTGCTTCCCAACTAATGTTTCTCCTATCGATCTTGCTTATGATAGCAATGATCAGATTGAAGAATTCACTGTTGAGTGGCAGTATTCTTACTTCACTGCTCAAGCAGGATCCAGAGATGGTGTTTCTGGCATTGGCGTGGTCTGATAAATAGTTGGAAGCGCACAAGTTAAATAGATAATCATGAGTCAGTTATTTGGCTTCCAAATTAACAGAAAAGAGGGGCAGCGAGGTCAATCTCCTGTCCCTCCTTCTGCTGAAGATCCAGTTGCAGTAGCAGCAGGTGGATATTATGGAACGTATGTAGATACGGACAATCAAGCTCGTAATGAGTTTGAGATGATCCGTCGTTATCGTGATATGGCAATTCATCCTGAGGTGGATAGTGCTGTAGATGAAGTTGTTAACGAGTTTATCGTAAGTGATGCTTACGATTCTCCTGTAGAAATTAACTTAGATAATCTAGGTGTTGGTGCTGGAGTAAAAACTAAAATTCGTAATGAGTTTGAGTATCTCAAAAGACTTTTAAACTTCGACAATCGAGCACATGAGATTGTCCGAACTTGGTATATTGATGGACGTTTATTTTATCATAAGGTTATCGATTTAGATAATCCCAGAAAAGGTATTACAGAACTTCGTTATATTGATCCGATGAAGATCAAGAAAGTTCGTCAAAAAATTGACAATACTCCAAAAGATTCTCTAGCGAAAGCAGCAATCAAAGGCACGGCGCTTGAGTATGAATATGGAACGTTTGTCGATTACTATCTGTACAATCCAAAAGGTTTCTATAAAGGCGGTGTCCTAGGACCGATTGGAGATATGTCTTTGTCTCAGGGTGTCAAGATGGCAACTGATTCAATTACATTCTGTCCTTCTGGACTACAAGATTTAAACAAAAGAATGACTCTTGGTTTCCTTCATAAGGCAATCAAGACTCTCAATCAATTAAGAATGATTGAAGATTCAATTGTTATCTACAGATTATCACGCGCACCTGAGCGTAGAATTTTCTACATTGATGTAGGCAATCTACCTAAGGTAAAAGCAGAACAATACTTGCGTGATGTCATGTCTCGCTATCGCAACAAGCTTGTGTATGACGCACAAACTGGCGAGATGCGTGATGACAAAAAGCACATGAGTATGCTTGAAGATTTCTGGTTGCCTCGTAGAGAGGGTGGACGTGGTACTGAAATTACTACGCTGCCTGGAGGACAGAACCTTGGAGAACTTAAGGACGTTGAGTATTTCAAAAAGAAATTATACAACTCTTTAAACTTACCACCTTCACGTCTTACTGACGATAGCAAAGGATTTAATCTTGGTAAAACTACTGAGGTTCTTCGCGATGAACTTAAGTTTACGAAGTTCATTGGTCGTCTCCGTAAGAGATTCTCTGAGATGTTCCACGACATGCTCAAGACTCAACTCATTCTTAAAGGAGTAATTTCTCCTGAAGACTGGGATGATATGAAGGAGCATATCCAGTATGACTATCTCTTNGANAATCATTTCAATGAACTAAAAGAAATTGAAATGATGAACCAGAGGATGATGACTGTCAGTCAGATGGATCCATTNGTTGGTAAATATTTCTCTGTTGANTATATCCGTCGTCATGTTCTAAATCAAAAAGATACGGAATACAAGGATATTGATAAGCAGATGAAAGCAGAGATTTCTTCTGGTCTCTCTATTGATCCAGCAGAAACAAATGCTATGGCTCAAATGACAGCAGCAAACACTGCCCTTGCTCCTGAAATTCAGGATCAGCAAGCGCAAGATGCTGCAGAAAGAGAGGCAATTTCTGCTGATGCTGCGGCAGAAAGAGAAGTATCTAAGGCAAAGAAAATGCCTTCACCTTCTACAAATAATAAATAAATTATACAGAATACTTATTATGGAACAACATAACCCTGAACCTGGCGTGGTAAATATCGTTGATAAGATCAGCGACAACGACAGGGCATCTGCTATTGATGCTATTCATGATCTACTTTTTGCTAAGGCATCTGATGCTATGGCAACATACAAGCAGGTTGCCGCGAATACATTCTTTGATGAACCCACCGAAACAGAAACCGATGAAACTGATAACGGAAACGATTGAGAACGTCAAAATCCTTACTGAGGAAAGAGACGGAAAGAAGCTTCTTTATATTGAAGGAGTATTTTTACAGTCAGAACTAAAGAACCGTAATGGTCGCATGTATCCTTTCGATGTTCTCAACAATGAAGTTGAGAGATACAACGAAGAGTATGTAAAATCAAAGCGTGCTCTAGGTGAACTCGGACATCCCGATGGTCCTACTATCAATCTTGATAGAGTATCACATAGAATTACAAGTCTTCGCGCTGAAGGAAATAACTTCATTGGTAAGGCACAAATTCTTGATACACCCATGGGACAGATTGCTAAGTCTTTACTTGGCGAAGGAGTTCAGTTAGGTGTTTCATCCCGTGGTATGGGAAGCATCGAAAAACGTGAAGATACTTCAGTAGTTCGTGATGACTTCATGCTTACAACTGCTGCTGATATTGTAGCAGATCCTTCTGCTCCTGATGCTTTTGTAAATGGCATCATGGAAGGTAAAGAATGGGTATGGGACAACGGTATTCTCAAGGAATCAAAAGTTGATAAATACCAACGTTATATCAATGGCGCTCCGCGTCGTGAGTTAGAAGAGAGAACACTCAAGGTGTTTGAGGATTTCCTCGGAAAACTTTGATTTATAAATAAACTTAGATTAATTATTTACGGAAAATTACGAGGTAATCTCAAATGTCAGATATGTTAAATGAAAAATTTGAGGAGTTCGTTACCGAGCAAAAGGTGATTGTAGAAGCTGGCGATCCTATGCCAACAGTTTCTGCTAACATTATCCCCGGTGCTGGTAGCGAACCCTCTCAGGTTTCTGACGCGCAGACTGGTTCTGGCGGCAAGGATCCTATGCCTTCAGTTCAACCAGGTGTTGCTCCTGGACAATCTGCTGCTGCAGATTTAGGTGGAACTTCCACTGCTCCTAATGAGGATGATGACGACGGCGAAGAGAATCCTGGCGCTAAAGCGGCAGCACCTATTTCGCAAGTATCTGGCGATCCCCAACAGCGTGCCGGTAGTGCTGATCCTATGCCTACCGTTGGTGCTGATGTTGCATACGCAACTAGTACTGGACCTGCTGTTACTTACCCCATCAAGCCTTCCTTTGAAGAACTTGATGTTTCCGCTGATGTTGCCGCTCTAGTAGAAGGCACAGAACTCTCTGAAGAGTTCGCTGAGAAAGCAAAAGTCATTTTTGAGGCTGCTGTCAAAGCGAAAATCTCTGAGGAGTATGACAAACTTGTAGAGCACTTTGCTGCTGAACTCGATAAGCACGTATCATCTGCTAAGGCAGAACTTTCCGAGGAAGTAGACGGCACAGTGTCCTATGCCATCGGTCAATGGATGGAGCAAAACCAAGTTGCTATTGACCGTGGAATCAGAAATGAGATCACTACAGACTTCATCGCAGGTTTGAAGGGTCTCTTTGAAGAGCACTACATTTCTATTCCCGACGAGAAAGTCGATGTTGTAGAAGGTATGGCCGAATCTATTCGTGAGATGGAAACACGCCTTGACGAACAGGTCAAAGCAAACGTGAAATTACAAAATCGTCTTAATGAGTCTGCCAAACTCAATATTCTGTCCACCGTGTCAGAAGGACTAGCAGATACTCAGAAAGAAAAACTCGCAGCACTTGCTGAGGGTCTAGAGTTTGTCTCGGAAGAGTCATTCTCCAAGAAGGTTACGACCATCAAGGAGTCTTACTTCAAAGAGTCAATCGCTACCCCAACGGAAGTTGTTGATGAATCCCCAGTCGAAGGTGTAGATGATTCTAACCCAGTAATGGCGCAGTATCTGAAAGCACTTGATCGCTGGTCCTAATAATAAACTTTACATTTTTCAAACAAGAGCAAACAAATGTTTAATTCAAAAGCTCTAACCGAAAAGTGGTCCCCTGTTCTAAGTCATGAAGGNGCTGGNNCCATCAAAGACAACTATAGAAAGGCTGTTACCGCTGTTCTGTTAGAAAACACAGAAAAGACACTACGCGAAGAGCGTGGTATGATGAACGAAGCTAGTACTGTTGGAGCTATCAGCGCAGCTGGTGGACAAGCACTAGGCGGTTCTGGTCTAACCACCAAGACTGGTGGACTTGCAGGTTTCGATCCTGTAATGATCAACCTTATCCGTCGCGCAGCACCCAACTTGGTTGCTTACGACATCTGTGGCGTTCAACCCATGAGCGGTCCTACTGGACTTATCTTCGCAATGAAGAGCCACTACAACACCAGAGCGGGCGCTGAGGCACTCTACAACGAGCCTGACACCAACTTCTCTGGAAACACNCAGGGTCCTGCATCCTACAACGATCCCGTATCTCCTCTTGGCGATGGCGGCACGACTGATGCTAACCCTGGTCTGCTTAACGACGCCACTGGCGGCGGCACAACTGCTGCTAACTACGAGCGCCAAGCAGGCAACATTGCTAGAGAAACAGCAGAAGTTCTTGGATCGGGTTCGACCTTGTTCAACGAAATGGACTTCAGCATCGAGAAGACTGCGGTCACTGCTAAGACCAGAGCTCTTCGCGCTGAGTACACTCTAGAATTGGCACAAGACCTTAAGGCAATCCACGGTCTTGATGCAGAGCAGGAACTCGCTAACCTATTGTCTAGCGAAATCCTTGCTGAGATCAACCGTGAGGTTGTTCGTACCGTTTACACCGTTGCTAAGCCTGGTGCTCAGAACAACGTTGCTAACGCTGGTGTATTTGACCTCGACGTTGACAGCAACGGTCGTTGGTCGGTTGAGAAGTTCAAAGGACTTATGTTCCAAATCGAGCGCGATGCTAACGCTATCGCACAAGAGACTCGTAGAGGAAAGGGCAACTTCATCGTCACTTCTGCTGACGTTGCTTCTGCTCTTGCCATGTCTGGCACACTCGACTATTCCTCAGGTCTAACTGGTTCTGGTGGTCCTTCCATCGGTGATGTTGATGACACCGGAAACCTTCTAGTCGGCACCATGAACGGTCGCATTAAGGTCTATGTTGATCCTTACTCTGCTAACGTTTCTAACACCCACTACTACGTAGTTGGTTATAAGGGTTCTTCCCCTTATGACGCAGGACTATTCTACTGCCCCTACGTTCCCCTCCAGATGCTTCGCAGCATCGATCCTCAGACCTTCCAACCTAAGATTGGTTTCAAGACCCGCTACGGCATGGTCAGCAATCCTTTCGTTGAGTCTTCTGCAGGAACTCCTGATGCTGAAGCACTTACTGCTTCTAAGAACCAGTACTACAGACGTGTTCGTGTTGCGAACCTCGCCTGATATAGTTACGATATCAACACAGGGACCCTGCGGGGTCCCTTTTTTTGTGCTTAAATAGAAGTAGTAAATCCCTATTGTTATGCCCCGTGGTAGCTTACACAAAACAGATATGCTTGCAAAAGTATATAAATTAAAAACTGAATTATATGATAAAGAAACGAAACAAGGCATGACAGGTCAATGGTATGACGGAGCTCATGATTCGCTAGATAAGATATTAGATATTATAAACGAATACGCCCAATGAATCCTTCATTAGTATTACTCTTGTGTTTATCGCCAATGGCGGTTATTTTTATTATACTCAAGTTGTCTATGTGGATAACAGAAACAGCATCATTTCGTGCTGAAACTGATAAACTAAAACGTATGCAACATGGTCCCTATGAATTTTGGGATGAAGAAGAGGAAGACGAATGGACTTAAAAATATTACATAAAAGAATTAATAAAATGAAAACTAAAACTTTGATGGAAGAACCATGTCCTCTATATGAACCAGAGTGGGAAGACGTAACCAATTCAGTAAAAGACTGGGAAGATTTTTGGTATAATGAAGATGAAAATAATTGATAATTTTTTAGATAAAGAAGATTTTATTAGATTGCTATTTGAATTAGATGATCCAAATATGCCTTGGTTACAATCAACAATACTATCTTCCAGAGCAATTTCTGAGCATTTCCGTAAGCACAAAAAATTAATATTAGATGACAAATACAATATTCAATTTTGTCATATTTTAGGGGAAGATGAAATATTTTTAAAACCTTTATTTGAAAAACTTGGAGTTGTAAATTTACATAGATGTAAAGTAAATTTAACAGTTGCTAACGAAAATCATATCGGTCATGGTTTTCATATTGATATTTCTAGCGGTATTCAAAATACAAAAGAATCATTTAATTGTAATACCGCAATATTGTATATCAATGATAACAATGGATACACAGAATTTGACACTGGAGAAAAAGTTAAATCAGTTCAAAATAGAGTTGTAATTTTTAAAAACGGATTATTGCATCAAGGAGTTTCGTGTACTGATGTAGCAAAAAGATTGGTATTAAATATAAACTACGAAACGGCAGAACAGGTTCAAGAAAATACAATAAATAGTATCAGCTTGGGAAGTTGACATGTCTGCTGAATGGTATAAGGAACAACCTACTAATAGGAATTTCCTGAACCCTATTGGTTATCTACTCAAATTAGAAAAATTTGAAGGTGTAGACTTTTTCTGTCAGACAGCAAATATCCCCGACGTTTCAATGCCAGTTACGGAAGTAGCAAGTCCTTTTAGAAACTTGCCTATCATTCCCAGCGGTGGTGTAACGTTCGGGGATTTTTCTGTGCGTTTTATTGTTGATGAAGATCTTGTAAATTATAACAGTATTTACAAATGGATTAGAGACAATGGCAACGCAGATCAAATGCAGCGCACAACAAAAGAGTCAGAGATTTATACCAACGGACAACTTAACATTGTCACCTCACAATATAATCCAGCATTTGTTATAGACTACAGAGATATCTTCCCTGTCAGTTTGTCGGGGTTACAATTTGATGCTACAATGACAGATGTAGAATACATCACTGCTGAAGTTACATTTAAACATCAACAATTTTTTATTCGTGATAAACAATTTAAAACTCTATGAATTTTGAAACTCTTCGTAATAAATTTGACAAACTTAGAGAAGACTGGGCAGAAGATTCTGCAGTTGACTTTCAGTTTAAGAACAAACAGTATACCACAGATCTGGGACAACTCGCATTATCCATCCCTTTCCAACATAATAAATACTTAAACCATTACACTGACATTCAGCAGATCAAGACCTCGCTGGAATTTGAGACCCGCAAACTGGTAAAGAATAAGCGTGAGTATTACTCAGGCGAAGCAGATGCTAAGACCTATGCTGCTAAACCATTCGGATCAAGCATTAAGACTTCAGAGAAAATGAGAACTTACCTTGAGGCAGATGAGGAAATCATCAACCTTGAGGCAAAGATCAAATACTTAGACCAGATGCTTTACTGGTTGGATCAAGTCATGCGTCAAATTTCTAATAGAGGTTTTCAGGTCAAGAGTGCCATTGAGTGGGAGAAATTCGTTAATGGACAATGATGACNACCCTCAGTATTAAAAAGAAAAACGAAGTATACGTTACCATTCAATCTGCTGAGCCACATGTACATCAGGAGCTCTCAGATTATTTTTCGTTTGAAGTTCCTGAAGCAAAGTTCTTGAAGAAGAATCCCAGATACAAATACTGGGATGGAACTATTCGTCTGTACTCTCCTGGTACAGGCGACCTTTATGGTGGTCTGATGAAGCACCTACAAGTGTGGGCTGATGAACGACAATATAAAGTTGAGTATGAAACTAATGACTGGTATGGAGAAGTCAGAGAAACTAACGACTTTGTTTCATACGCAGGCATTGAAACATTTATGAATAAAATTACACGATCTGAAATCAAACCAAGAGTTTATCAGTATCGTGCAGTTTACGAAGCAATTAAAAATAATAGAAAACTTCTACTTTCTCCTACGGGCAGCGGAAAAAGTTTGATGATCTATTCCCTCGTGAGATACTATACTGCTACCAACAAGAAAACGCTCATCATCGTTCCTACTACGTCCTTGGTAGAACAGATGGTTAATGACTTTAATGATTACGGGTGGAATGCTGACGATCATGTGCATAAGATATATTCCGGCAAGGATAAGAATACGGATAAACCAATTGTTATATCCACTTGGCAATCAATCTACAAGTTCCCAAAAAGATACTTTGATGATATTGATTGTGTTATCGGTGATGAGGCACACCTATTTAAGTCGAAGTCCCTCACAGGAATCATGACTAAACTTCACAACGCTAAGTATAGGTTTGGTTTTACTGGCACCCTAGACGGCACCAAGACACATAAGTGGGTGTTGGAAGGATTGTTTGGTGATTGTGAACAAGTCACTAAAACAGATAGTCTAATTAAGGAAGGTTATCTTTCTAAGTTTAGGATAAAGATCCTACTTTGCAAACATGCTCCGCAACACTTTGAATCATATCATGAGGAAATTGATTACTTAGTAGAGCATCGTGGTAGAAATAACCTCATCAAAAATTTAGTAAAAGATATTGAAGGGAACACGCTTGTCTTGTTTAACTATATCGAGAAGCATGGTGAACCACTTTTGGAATTGATAAATAGCACCATAGACCCCGAGCGAAAAGTATTTTTTGTTCATGGTGGTACTGATGTAGAAGATAGAGAACAAGTCCGACAACTTACTGAGACTGAGAACAATGC